CATTGCCTTGACGCACTAATGCACAGTTGCTATTATACACTTACACACTAACGCACAAGTACACATATACACATACACAAGCCAGGATCACTGCACATAAAGATGTACCCTGTGCAGTAAAGAGAAAGAATAGTATTATATAGAGGAACGCTTATGAGTCGGTTGGAGTTGCTCACAGAATTGCGGCGTTTGGTAGCGCGCACAGAAGATCCAGTGGAGTCGCCTACATCTCTACGGCGGGTTAGGCGTAGGGTACGGCGGCTGAGGCAGCTTATTAACGACCCTACCCCACGAGAGGTGGCTGTGGGTATTAAGCCGGGTAGGTTGTCTGCGGATGACCAGCGGCGTGTGACTGATCAGGAGTTCCTCCATCGGATGCGCCGGATACTAAATCCTTGACGCACAGAGTTGTGGCCGCTATCTTGATCCTTACCTTCACGAGTTGACGCGGCAAACTCCCAACACAACCCATAACAGACATCGTAACAAAGGAGCCACATTGATGGCAAAGAAGAATCTTTCTGGGTTAGTCCCGCCTGGTTTACACGCAGTGCCCCCCAAAGATCAGATGCTCACGGAAGGTGCGTATTACGATGAGGAACTACCGAACCCCGATGACTTCCGAATCAGTGCCACGGATACCAATGGGCATAGTACCCGGATGTGGTGCAAGGTAGTCCCCGGTCACGCAGCACAAATTGACGCGGTGGTGCAGAGTCGTAAGTTCCCGTACCGCAAGATGGGGGATCTGATTCGACACGCGATATCACGGCACTTAGCCTACCTCCAAGCCATTGCCCCCGTGCGCAGCGTGATGGGAGAGGTCGATGTTATCCTTGAGATCTGTAGGCAGGAGGAGTACGCGGCGGATTTCAAGGCCAGTATCGACACAATATCACGGTTGGTCACGAAGCATCTGGACGATAATAGTAAGGCAGAGGCGGGGCGGCTGATTATGCGCGTGCTGCACCAGATAGAGCTTATGCCGGAGGGCCACTGGCGAGACAAGTACAAGGCGGATATATTGGCAAGGTTCGGGCATTTGATAAAGGATGCCCCGACATTGGATTTAAGTAAATAAGGGGAGGAGGTGATACAAGATGGACACAGGACGTGTAATACAACAGTGTAGAACTGTTTCCCAACTCGGTGCAACGGTTGTTCTTCAGCCTTTTTTGGTCGAACTTGATCAACTGGAAACCGTACTTGGGCAGTTAGGGGAAGACGCGCAACTTTTAAGCGAGCAACTTTCTCCCTTTTTGCGCACGGAGAACCCTCCTTCGACTCCGGGTGAGGTTGCTAAGAATCCTGACCAAGCATCAGCTACTACAATTACTCTTAGGAATTACGTTTCGCGTGTGCGGGGTGTAGTGGATTTACTGCGCGATATGCGCTCTCGTTTAGATTTCTAAAGGCAGTGAGACTTTATGACCTACGAATCCCCAGAGGATCTTGGGCTGAAAGGCTACCCTTCCTGGAGACCCAATCAGAAAGAAGCGGTTGAGCGGATAACCAGTACCACTTCCCGATTCGTGGCTCTGGTTGCTCCTACGGGGGCAGGCAAGTCCGTTGTCTATACGGCCAGTGCTCTACTGGGGTCCGGGCGAGCGTTGATCCTGACGGCAACCAAGGCCCTTCAGGACCAGCTTACCCGTGACTTCAGTGAGTCCGTGGGGCTGGTGGATGTTCGGGGCCGGGCGGCGTATCCCTGCCGACTGACGCACTTGCCGGCGGATACCGCTCCGTGCAGATTCAAAGTCCAGTGCGTATTCAAGAACTCACCCTCGTGCGCGTACTACGCCGCTGTACTCCAAGCCAAACGGTCAGCACTGGTGACTACCAATTATGCCTACTGGATGGCCCTGAATAACTTTCCCGATAATCCTCTGGGGGATTTTGACTTCCTGGTATGCGACGAGGCCCACGACCTGCCCAATCTGGTATCGGATCACCTCACAGTTAGGTTTGCCAAGACCGACCGGGTAGCTGAAGAGTACTTGGGAGATGTCCTGAAGCAACCGTTGGAGGTAGAGGCGTGGCGGGATAAGGCGGGGGCTGCGCAGACCAAAGTAGGGGATACGATTGAGCGATACTTGGAGATGATGAAGGCGCGGTCAGGCGAGGATCACGCAGTTGAGTGGAGGGCGCTATCCCGGCTGGCGATACTCCATGAGAAACTGGTTAGGTTAAGTGAACTGAGCGATACCTGGGTGGTGGATGCGTCAGAGTCGGAGGTGTCGTTTACCCCGATCTGGCCTACCCACTACACTGAGAGCTTGCTGTTCGCGGGTATCCCCAAGGTGCTACTCAGTTCTGCGAGTATATGTGACAAGACCGTGGCTATGCTGGGGGTGGGGGAAGTAGACAGTATCGAGTACCCGCATACATTTCCAGTAGAGAACAGGCTGCTCGTCCATATCCCTACGATACGCCTTAACGCCAAGACGAACGAGATGGGGTATAGGCAGTGGGTAAGGCGAATTGACCAGATAGTGCGGGCGCGGCTGGATCGCAAGGGGATCATCCATACGATCAGTTATAGCCGGATGCGTCGAGTGTACGAGTTCTCGGAGATGCGGGATTTTATGCTGATCCATGAGCCGGGGGAGTTGGCGCGGGCGATAGAGCGTTTCAAGCAGGCTGACCCGCCCCTTATACTCGTGAGTCCATCCGTGAGTACCGGGTACGACTTCCCGGCAGAGCAGTGCAGGTATCAGATTATAGGCAAGATCCCGTACCCGGATACGCGAGATAAGGTGACGGCGCTGCGGATCGCCCATGACAAGACCTACGCGGCGTACCTGGCTATGCAGGAACTCGTGCAGATGACCGGGCGGGCAGTACGGGCGGAGGACGACTGGGCAGAGAACTTCATAATAGACGATACGGTGGTCTGGTTCCTACCGATGTATAAGGACTTTGCGCCTAAGTGGTTTCAAGAGGCGTATACGAGGCGGCAGACGATACCGGAAGCGCCGATAGTATGAGAGGAGGGGTAAAGTATGAAAGGGGAGTACACGGAGAAGGTTCACGCAAAGAGGCTTATCAAGATGCTTAAAGAGTATAAGGCGTCTAAACTACCGTACCACTGTCCTGCGCACGTGGACTTTGATATTGGGTATTCTACAGACAAGGATTGGCCTGGTTCAACAGTTTACCCTTGCGTCGTATGTAGAACTTTTGTGGGCGTTAACGATGTAGGGTTTTGTCCTTGTGTTTTCTTTGCCAACGCCAGAGTAGCGCGTAGTAAGACAATAGCAGCTTTAAAGAAAGGGGGTTATATAAAGTCAGCGGCAGACATTTACAAGTAATCAGTAACTTCTCTTCATAACTTCTAACAGTGTTGCAACACTCAATCTCAAGGAGGATAAACGTATGGTAGATCAAGCAGTAGGTGTTAGCCTCAGCCCCGATGATATGGTGGCTGGGGGTTTGATGGACGATGTAGATGTGACCTGGAAGGGTGCCCGGTTCGCCTTGTGGGATTACGGTGGAAAGGTGCCCACGCCGGTTCCGGCGCTCAAACTCACGCTGGTGGGTGCGGATGGAGAGGAACACGAGCAGTACTACTCTACCGGGGCGGCGAAGGACTGGTCCCCCAGTCCAGACGGTAAAATGCTCATTCCTCTGAGCGGGGCTTCTCTCCGGTCAACAACCAACTTCGCCATGCTGATGCAGAGCATCTGGAATACGCAGCAGTTTCCGCGTGATCGGCTCAGCAACGACATCAGTGTGTTCGAGGGGATAGTAGCCCACATGATCCAGGTAGCGGCTCCTAAGCGTAAGGGGTTGGCTCCCAAGATGGTGGACGGCAAAGAGGTAGAGGCCACTGTATTGGTGGTGGACAAGATCATCAAACTGCCGTGGGAGGGAGACGCACAACAGGCTAAGGCGGGTAAAGGCAAGGGCAAGAGTGCCGGGAAAACCGCTGCCGTTGCTGCCTCCGCTGAGACAGCCGAAGGCGCGGTGGACGAGATAGCCGCCGAGACCGAGGTGGTAATCCTGGAGATCCTTGCGGAGAACCCTGATGGTATTCAGAAGAAGTCGCTGCCGGTGAAGATCATTCAGAAGCGCCAGGCTCACCCGCAGAAGAGTAACATTATCTCCAAGGCGTATGATGATGTGTTCTTGGGTGACGCCGCTCGGCCCTGGGCGTTTGCGGATGGCGTACTCAAGATGCGATAGTCCTGCCACCCCGTCGTTGACTAGTTAACTTTTCTTCATAACAATTTCTCCAGAGGTGGGGGTGCCGGTGCGGACTCCCACCGAGTAAAGTGTAAAGGGGGTAGGGAATGTCCGACTTGCTATTAGCTATAAAACTGGAACAGGATCGGCAAGGTAAGGTTCTTAAAGAGGTAAGACGCGTAGTGTGCGAGGTGAGCGGCGTTATACGCTATCTAAGTGCAAAGTGTGAGTGCGCGCCAGCACCAGCATCGAAGGGGCGTAAAGCAACCGATCTTGAGGAGCAGGGGCGCAAAATAGCCCAGCAGTTTGGGGAGGTGGTAGTAGCTCCGTTGGAGGAGTGTGCAAGCGATGCATTTAACAAAGCGGAAGCAGAGTGTACAAGTCCTGCCGCGCTGTCAGAACTAGTCGAGACGCTTAACGTACATGCGGATGCTCTTGATGCTAACGCTCGTGCTATCCAGTGCGAGTTAGTTGCTGTACACCGTTTATTAAACACGTCTACAACATTCTTGCGTATTAAGGGGGCTATCTGAATGAACTTCTTTCTCTGTGATACATACTCATCCAAGCAACGGGTGAGTGTGCTTATGTGTGCTTCTCGCATCGCCAAGGCCAAGAGGTTTGAGGACAGGTCTGAGTTCGGGCCGTGCATAGAGTGCACCAAGTGGGTGGAGCAAATGAGCGATGATCTAGTCATTGTTCCCTGTAAGGAGTGTGGTGGATTGATCGCTATGAAAGAGGATAAACCGCGCGAGCGTTGTCCCGCGTGTGGGGAGGTGCTGAAGTGAAGTACGCTGTAGACGATACCAAAACAACAGAAGTGCTCCTTGGCTCCGGGGTGGCTAGGTCACATGATAAGCCGCACCTGACGGACGTGCTACGGTATATCAAGAAGCAGTTGGGTACGGACTATAAGGGGGGCTCCTGGGGTGCGCCGGGGCTCACTGCTGAGATAGGGTTTCTGTGGGAAGAGACGCTGAGTAGAGTGTTCGGGTCGCGGTTTGCTGCCCGCTTGGGTGAGGTAATAGTTGACGGCATAGCACTTAGCCCTGACGGGTTTAACTACGACGAGATACTGGCCTGCCCTGTGGTGGAGGAGTATAAAGCCACGTGGAAGTCCAGCAAGAACGACCCCACGGATAACTGGGACTGGATGGTGCAGACCAAGGCATACTGTTACGCGCTTGGGGTAGAGGCGACGGTGTTCCGCATACTCTATATGATGGGGGACTACAAAGGCAGTGGCCCGTTGTATAGAGAGTGCCGTATACTCTACACGGATCAGGAGTTACGGGATAACTGGGAGATGATCCTGAATAACCGGGACGCGGCGTGGAAAGAAATACTACGGGAAAGGGGTGGAGTGTAATGGCTGATCTAAGTAAGTTGGGGTTTGTAGACGGCGAGACGTTAAAGCTCAAGAGGCGGATGATTGTGTCTGCGTCTGGGCGCGAGAAAGAGGGGAAGAGTAATTTAGGATTCACTGCGCCGGGGCCGATTGCCTACTTCGACGTTGATCATAACATCGAGGGGGTAATTGATAAGTTCATCGGGCAGAAGAAGATCCACGTGTGTACGGTGGGTGGGCATGATACGCCTGAGACAGCTAAGGTTGTGTGGGAGAAGTTCAGGACGGCGTGGGCGACGGTTCTTACTGAGCCTGGTATACGGTCGATAGTAACTGATACGGCTACGGAGCTATGGGAACTCGTGCGTATGGCTCGTTTGGGCAAGCTGAGTCAGATCATACCGACGCAGTACGGGCCGGTGAAT